CCATAGACAACTTTGGTCCAACCGCTGTCAATAATGACTTCGGTGATATCACTGTATACATGAGACCTGAATCCAACATCATTGAATCTAAGTTAAATAAGATGTTGGTATTAGATTCAGACGATCCAACGAGTATTGTCGTAAACACAACAGCCGTTAAAAGATGACAAAAATATTAACATCCTCTATTGTAAGACAACAGTTACCTGAGTTTATTCGTTCAGAGTATCCTATATTCGTAACATTCTTGGAAAAATATTATGAATGGATGGAATTGTCTGGTAATGCATTAGCTGAATCCGACAAACTTTCTGTTATCAATGACATCGATGTTACTCCTAGTTATTATCTGGAACAGATTAAGAAAGAATTTCTTCCTTTTTTCCCTGATATAACATCAATTGACAGTAGAAAGTTTATAAAATTAGTCAATAATTTCTACTCAGCGAAAGGAACACCGGACTCGGTTAAATTCCTGTTCAAAGCTCTCTACAATGAAGACATTGATATTTTCTATCCAAAAGATGATATATTAAAAGTCTCTGACGGTAAATGGGTTTTACCACTTGCGTTAAGAATCGACACCAATGACGAAAACATATTAAATATTGAACAGTCATTATTGACTGGATCACAATCAAAAGCTACCGCTTTAGTAGAAAAGGTCGTTCGATCTGTAGATCGCCAATTGGGTATTGTATATACAGAGGTTTATGTTTCCAATGTGGAAAGGTTATTCGTTACTGGTGAAATGGTTACTGCGACCTATAATAACGGTGTTGTTGACGTAACTGTAACAGGTAAACTTATTGGTTCTCTTTCGGAAATTAAAATCGATCCTCTCAATAGAGGACTTTTCTATAATGGATTTAATCCGGATACTGGTTATTCTGGAGATCCATTAACGATTGTTGGTGGTCTTAATCCTGAAGCTAATACTCCTATTGGTGCTGTAGCTTTTGTTGGTGCAACTACTCAAGGTAGCGTCACAGATATTCTCACAGTTAATGGTGGATTCGGCTTTCGTAATCCTGTTGATTTTCCAGGAAGTTCAGTTATAGATTTTTTTGGTGGTTTCACTGATGCATTATTTGGTACTGAAGCCAAAGCCGACATCTCACTGATGGATTTAAGTAATTACCGAACGATGAATGTCAGTAATACCAGCATTGAAGTCATCCAATCAATTACATTGGAAAATGTTTCTGCGAATATAATTACCAGTAATGTCAATTCTCTATCTTCTTATCAAACACTAAATGTTTCACCTATAGCTTTTGTAACATTAACAGGTTCAGGTGGAGGTTACAGAGCTCTTCCTGGAGTAAACATATACAGTTACTATAATGAAGACAATCCTGATGTTCTGGTTATAAACACAACAAATGCTGTTAAAGGAACAAATGTACTTTTGGATTTCTCTCAAAATTTGACTAATTCATTTCAAGTAGGAGATGTTGTCAGATTGTTCCTTCTTAATCGATTTGAAGAAATAATGAAAGTCACTGAAGTAACAACAAACTCACTTTCATTAGATAGAAATTTTCAAAATGATATAAATGGAATTTCTGTATATAAAGTTACGAGAAGTGATCTGTATAATCTTGGATCACTTGGTCGAATAGAAATTGTAAATCCAGGTGAAGATTATGAGGTGGGTGAATATCTGATATTCACAGGAGGATCAGGATATGGAGCTAATGCCGTAATCACTCAAGTTTATGCTAACAATGGAATAAAGACTGTTTCTTTCGCTGAGACTCAAGATTATGTTGTTGGTGGTGAAGGATATTCGATTGGTAATCTTCCCACAATCAGTATTGCCAATACTGTTGGAACTAATGCTGTTTTGCAGGTATCTGAAGTATCCGGTGATGGTGAACAATTAACTTTAACAACTTCTAGGATTGGATCGATTTCGTCCATTAGGGTTGTTAGTTATGGATACGATTACGTGTCTGCACCTAGTGTATCATTGAGGAATGCTGATGTAACACTTAGAGATGTTACACCAGGACTTTTGTTTGTATCCAACACAAGAATATATCAAGGTTCTTCAAATAGTCTTACAACCTTTTCAGCTTTTGTTGATTATTTCGATCCCGATACAAATCTCTTAAGAATATTTGATTATGTAGGAACACTGAATGCATCACTGACGTTAAAATCTGATGATGATCTTGTTACCGGAAATGTGGTAAGTTCTTCATTTTATGGTGACGGCCGAGCTAAAGTTTCCGCTGAATTTGAAAATGGATTGATAAGATATCCAGGTTTGTATTTGAATACTGACGGACAAGTTAGTTCAGATAAGAGAATACAAGATGGTGTTAAGTACCACAATTTTTCATACGTTATCAATACCACAAAAGACTATGAGACTTTCCGAGAACCTCTAAATCAGATTGTTCATCCTCTTGGAACAAAAACTTTTGTAAATAGATTATTTAATAATGATATGCAAGTTACAGCAAATTTGCAGAACATAATTTTCATAGAAACAGATTTACAAGAAACTTTCAATACAACTTACAATTCAAATAATATTGTTTCAACCAATACCAGTTCCAATTTAACAACATCCGTAAATGTTGGTGATACGATTATTGTACGCAGTATAGAGAAACAAATGCAAGGAACAGTTAATGTTTCTTCTGGTTCCAATGTTGTTACTGGAAATTCTACAAATTTTATCAATCAAATACAAGAAGGTGACATAATCGATCTATCAACAGGTAACACCGAGATTGTCGCTAATGTGGTATCTAATACACAATTCATTACACAGAATACAATTTATCTATCATCGAATGGTGCTACTATAAATATAATATTCGATGAGATTGGAACAGTTAACTTTGTGAACGCAAATACTATATTGTTAAGTACAAATATAGATTCCTCGGCCAATTTTGTTACGTCAACCATTAGAAAAGTTAAATAAATAACAATATGAGCTACTTATTAACAGAAAACTTTAAAATTGAATTGGCAAAAAGTGTCTATGATTTAATAGACTTGAGTAATAATTCAATTTTACCAGAGAGTAAAAAGAGTTATCTATTTGCCGTGTTGGGTAAACAAACTGCTTGGACCGCTGGAACGGAAGTCGTGCCACCACCAGAACAAACAACTTATTCTCTTAATCAACTTTATAGAAATTCTTTATTTGCAAAACGACTAACTAATGCTGATGCATCTTTTGTTGTTAGAAGAATAGATTGGGAAGAAAATACAATCTATGATCAATATGATGATGAAAGTTTTAGTTATGATGCAGATTTTTATATTTTAAGTTCCAGTTATAAAGTTTTCAAATGTTTAGATAATAATTCCGGTGCAAATTCAACCGAAGAACCTGATATAACACTATCTTCTACCTCACTTGAAGAACCATACGTACAGACCTCAGATGGTTATAAGTGGAAATACTTGTACACGTTAAATTCTTTACAGAGACAGAAATACCTCACACAAGATTGGATGCCTGTTTCACCTAATAAATTTGTGGTAGCAGCTTCAATTAATGGAAGTATTGATGTGGTGAGGGTTACCAATTCAGGTAATAATTATACAAACGGTACTAACCAGAATATTATTAGTATTGCCGGAGATGGTTCTGGTGCCACATTTAGAGCAAACGTTTCAGGTGGACAGATTCAAGACGTAATTATACAAAATAGAGGTCAGAACTACACTTATGCAACATTGTCGATTACGGACGTTTCTGGTGGCGTGGGTACGGCTGGTGCAGCTGAGCCCGTGATTTCACCACAGAACGGCCACGGTTATGATCCCGTTTATGAATTGGGAGCATCAACTCTAATATTTGATTGTGATTTTGAAGGTGGAGATTTATCTTTCCTAGATGAAAATGATTATAGGCAAGTTTACTTGTTGAAGAATCCTACGGATCAATCAACTAACAATCTAGCCATCGGTGAAAAGTATTCGATGTATTACAGAATTAAGACTTCACCTGGTCTAGGTAACTTCAACGAAGATGAGGTTGTATATCAGGGTATCACGTTTGACGCTGCCACCTTTACAGCTGATGTGGTTTATTTCGATGAAGTTCAAAATTATCTCTATGTAAACAATGTGAGGGGTAATTTAGGCACCAATCAATCAATTAAAGGACTATCGACAGGTTCGATACGAATCGTTAATGGATTTAATTTACCTGGTCTCAAATGGTACTCAGGTAAAGTATTATACATATCCAATGCACAAGCAGTTTCAAGAAACGAAGAACAAACGGACCGTGTCAGGTTCTTACTGAATTTTTAAGAGTTATGAGGATTAAATGACCACTCTTTTCAATTACGACCCATATTTTGATGATTTCAATGAAGATGATAACTTCATGCGAGTTTTATTCCGCCCTGGATATGCTGTTCAGGCCCGAGAACTCACCCAACTACAAACAATTCTTTCTAGTCAGATTGAAAAATTTGGTAACCACATCTTCAAGAGTGGTAGTCCAATCGTTGGTGGAAAAATATCATTAGACGATAGATGTAACTATCTGATTCTACAGAGTCAGTATAACGGAATTGATATTAATCCTGAATTGTTTATTGATAAATTAGTTATCTCATATAACACCACCAAATCAGTAAGAGCGAAAGTTATTGCAATCGATACTTCAGATAGTAACGCTCCAGTTTTGATTTTGAAATATTTGAGTGGAGAATATTTTTCTGAGAACGATGAGATTAAAATCTTTGGTCAGAACATCTTTGCACAAGTAAGGACTAACAATGCTGTTGGTAAATCTTATGTCGCCAGTATTCAAGACGGTGTATATTACTTCAAGGGACAATTCGTTAAGGTTGTTCCACAGTTTTTGGTTCTTGAATTGTTTTACCGAACCGGATATGATGCACTATTCAATAATGTGAATCCATCATATAAAATTGGTATTGAATTTGAAGATACAATTGTTGATGAGATTGATGATACTGGTCTTCTGGATCCGGCTCAAGGTTCATTCAACTTTCAAGCACCAGGAGCTACACGATATAAAGTCTCAACGACACTATCAAAAAGAACTTTAGATAGTGCTGATGATTCCTCATTCATCGAAGTTATTCGATTGGTTAATGGTATCAAAACGAAAGAACTGGAATATCCAATCTACAATGAAATCGAGAAAACTCTAGCCCGTAGAACGTATGATGAATCTGGTAATTATACCGTAGATCCATTTGTCATTTCTCTTGAAGAGGGTGATGCGGCAAACGGAACATTTACTGCATCTTTGGATCCAGGTAAAGCTTATGTTGGTGGTTATGAGTTTCAAACGATTGCACCAACACAGATTACAATCAATAGAGGGCGTGACACAGCAACAGCTGAAGAATATGACATGCCGACAAACTATTCTAGTTATGTTGTACTAGATAACATTTATGGAACTTTGGATATCACCTCATATCCTTTGTTGGATGTACATTGTGTACCTTATTCACAAGTAAACGTTGCAACCACAGCAACTTATGCATCAACTAAAGTTGGTTCATTGCGAGCCAATATGATGAAATATAATGATGCGACAATATCGGAATTAGGTACTACACATTCTTTTTATGTGCATGTTTTTGACGCAAATGCTTCGTCAATTACTGGAACAGTCCGTGCCGGATCAAGTAATACTGTAATCAATTTACCAACAACTTTTTCCACAACTCCGTCAGCAAACGCTTATGCTGGAATGTATTTTAGGATAACAGATGCCGGCGGTTCTGGAATTTCACCTGTATTAGTTTCACAATCCAATAGTGTAAGCGGAACTATTACTTTGAGTAGTGCATTACCTTTTACTCCTTCTTCCGCTAATACCTTCTCGATTGATTCAGACTTTAAAGTAGCGGAATCAATCGTTTATAGAGATGGATCAATTAATTTTGCGGGGAACGTAAATTCAGACTCTAAAGATCCTACTACAGGTGACGCATATATTACTGAGCCTTCAAGGAACAGTTTGGTATTTGATTTTCCTTACGTAGCAATGAAAAATGGCACAATCGAGAACTTGGATTTTTATGCTAGAAAACTTTACGATAGTAAAGTTTCAGGCGGTGGCGGAATAATTACCATCACAGCCGAAGGCACAGATACTTTTGCATTCTCTGGTTCACCAGGAACAATTTCTGATTCTGTTATACTTAATAATATTATTTGTTTCATTCGTCCAAATTCAGTTAGTAATGCAACTTTTGGAATTACTCCTAATACGGTATTGAGTTTAGCTAACAACAATTTCACCGTCACAGCCGTGAGTCCAACAACATTTACGATTGATGTTCGAGCGGACGGTGTAATAGCGGATTTATTGATCACATCTAAGGTCAATAACGCCGAAAATTCCTCAACAGGTGCAATTAGGGGTAAACAGTTTATTCCTATTAATGCTGGAGTTGACCTGCACACTAAAGTTCCATACGAATTGGATCCAGCAGGAACAACTTTAGACGCTGCAAATTCATCAGTTAAAACTGCTGTTTCTGGTACTGGATGGGTATTCAATGATATTGGATCAACATTTTTCGACAACACCGACACTCTGAAAAATTTAAGAACACCAGGTGTTGCTGTAAGTTTACAGGTCCCTGATGTTTATGAGATTGTGAGAATCATCGATTCAAAATCTCTCTCACAGAACGTAACAACATCCATGTTGACCAGTTCTTCGAATGATGTCACCGTTAATTATGAATTCGATAACGGACAGAAAAAAACACATTATGATCATGCAACAATTAAACTGAAACGTGGATATAGTTCACCTAAAGGTAAAATTTATGTACAGTATCGTTATCTGAAACATCAATCAGCACCATCACCACAGAACGATGGATTGTTTACTGTAGATTCATACTTGAAATCTGGATCAAACTTCACATATGATCAAATTTCTAAATTTAATAATAAAGAAGATAACAAATTTACATCATTGCGTTCAGCGTATGATTTTAGACCTACAAAAGCTATTGGTGGTTCAACGTTATCTGGTGCAGTTAATCCTGATCCAGATTACACAGCGGTTTCTTCATTCGATTACTACCTCAGTCGAATCGATCAAATTGTAGTAAAACCTTCAAGAGAATTTGCTGTAATTTCAGGCAAATCTGCAATATCTCCAAAAGCCTCTCCTATTGGTGTGGACGATATGAAGATTTACACACTGTATGTTCCAGCATATACTGAATCGATCAAAGATGTCCGAGTCGAGTTTAAAGAGAATCGCAGATATACCATGCGTGATCTCAATAAATTTGATAACAGAATTAAAGGCCTTGAATACTATGTGGCACTTAATTCTCTGGAGAAAAGTGCAGCTGCCACAAAAATTCTAGACAGTAATGGTTTAGAAAGATCCAAATATGGTATTTTGGTTGACAACTTCACGACTATTGATGTTCAAGCAACATATAGTGAAGTGGGTTTCGACAATAGATGTTTGGTGGAAAATTCTTCATTGTTACCAGCTTCTCTCATGAGAACCATCAAAATGGAAATCAATCCATTGAAACTTGGTGGACCATATAAGATTGTTGGATCCGGCGATAAGAAAGTTATGATGCTGGATTATACAAAAACAGAATTAGCTAGTCAGCGATTTGTCACAAAATCTGTTCCTGTTGCTGGAGCTCTTTTTGCAAACTTCTTAGGAAATTTGAAGTTGTTTCCTGAGTTTTCTGCTGAAGTTGACACAAATGTTAACGCCAAAGTGGTTATGAATTCCACGCAGGGGTTGGATACAGCTTTCTCTTTTATCAATGATGCGTTCAAGAATATTTCGGATAAAAATCCACAATGGACATTAGATAAAAATAGTCCTTTTGCAAGAACTGTGGATTCTAAATGGTACACAACAAATACAGTCAACACAGAAACTACAACACAAATTGCAGACCTTACTAATAAGGCTGGAACAGGTGGTGTGTACCAGACAATCAGAACTACCGGTGATGAGTTGATCTTGTCTCAGGGAGCTGAATTGTTCCAGGATCAGATTACAACTTCATCTTCTGAAACTGATTTAGGTAACTATGTTACAGATTTAGCTATACAGCCTTACTTGAAACCACAACAAATCATATTTTCTTCCGAGAAGTTGAGGCCTAATTCGGTATTCTTTGCTTTCTTTGACGGAACACCGGTTTATCAGTATACTGTAGTTCCTAATAAAGTTACATTGGATAATGCTTCTGGGTTTAAGGTTGGTGAAAAAGTACTTGTCGCTAACACCACTTCAGATTTGACTGCTAACCTCTCAAGTTACAATTCTGGAGGATCAAATTTCTCGATAGCCACAATCTCAGCTACAGAAGTTGCCGCAGGATCAAATAATGTTTATATTATCAATGAAACAGGTAAACCACTGACAGGTAAAGTTTTATTTGGTTTAGATAGTGTTAAAGTTGCAACTGTAAATTCAGTTATTACACATCAATCAGGTGTGACACAGAACTTAACTTCAAATACCATCACTTTGCAATCTGATGGTCCATCCACAAACATTTCGGGTAATGCAATTTATCTGATACATGAGACTGGATCTGCGACAGGTCTGAATGTTGGATGGGTCATTACTTCTTATAATGTGTCTACTAAAGTTGCTACGGTTAACGGGAATCTTTCAGATTTTATAGGAAAATCATACACATATAGTTTCGGATCGAATAGGTCAAACTTGCTTGGTCAGGTATCAGGTGCGTTTTATCCACCTCTAGCTACATTTAGATCAGGAGAAAGAACCCTCCGAATAACCGATTCGTTTAATAATACTTTTGATAAAGAAGCTACTTCATACTGTGAACAAACTTTTGTTTCGTCTGGTATAAAAGTAAATAAAACTAATCTGGTTGACACTGTATATAATGTTGGTGTTGAGAATAAATTTGTAGGAATACAAACATCGAATCAAGTAGTTTCTTCGTCTGTAGAAACTTCATCTCAACTGTCAGTTGTTACTCCGCCTCCAGAACAAGTCGTCATTACCAACACCGTTATTGAAACTAGAGTCGTGCAAGAGGTTGTTATTCAAGAAGTTAGGGTAGTTGAGACACAAATTGTCGAAGTTACCAGAGATCCTCCTCCATCAAGTCAACCAGAAACGGCGCAAGACTTCAGTGGTGGTGATGGTGGCGGCAGCGATCCTTTGGCTCAAACCTTCTATGTCGATCCTCAGGTTTATCCTAACGGTATATTCCTTTCGGATGTTGATCTTTATTTTAGAAATAAAGATGATGATAATATTCCTGTTTCGGTTGAAATTAGACCGACTGTGAATGCAACACCACATAGTGATTTTTGGTACCCAGAAACAAAAGTTACCAAGTATCCATCGGAAATTGTTGTTGCTGAGAATCCTTCATTAAGTGATCCTTCAACAAAAACAAATTTTGAGTTTTTCAGTCCTGTTTTCTTAAAACCTGGAATGTATGCTTTCGTCGTTAAAACCGATTCTCCCGAATACACTTTATGGGTTGCGGAGAAAGGACAAACTACACTACGAAATGAATTTGTTTCTATTAATCCATATATCGGCACAATGTATAAATCGCAAAATGCTATGGAATATGTTCCATACATTAACGAAGATATTACATTCAGATTGAATCGTTGCAGATTTGCTGATGGTTCTGCACTGTTTACGGTTGAAAACCAAGCTGTCGATAGAAAGTATTACTTTGATAAGTTCAGAGTTTTGGAGACATCAATTGAACCACTATCGAATGCTCCCATTAAGACATATCATTTCTTTGCATCTAAGCCAGTGAATCAATCGGTAGAAACTTCATTGCGACCATTATCACCTTCAGTAATTTATTCTATGGGTGAAGATGACAGATATGTTGTTGGTAATCGCAGAAAAGAATTGCAGAATAAAGGTGATTTTGCTGTACAGATACAGATGAATTCTTTTGATAAGGCTATCACACCTATCATATCACTTGAAAGTTTATATTTGAACATCTGGGAAAACTTTATCGATAATTCGGAACTTGAATTTGATGACTTTAACATTATCAGTTCTGGAACCGGTTATGCTAATACAGATACTATCACTGTAAATTCTACAACTGGATCTGGAGCTAACGTTAATCTTGTAGTTGATGCTAATGGAAGTATTTTAGGTGTAAACGTTGCATCTTCTGGTGAATCTTATATTGATGATTTTGATATTACAATTAATACTTCTACCGGAACTGGTGGAGAAATTGTACTGAATAGTGAATTCGATTCCAGTGGTGGTCCTTGTGACGCTCGATATATCACGAAACCAATCACTCTAGCTGACGGATTTGATGCTGGTGATTTGAGAGTGTATCTTGCTGCAAATAAACCCATTACAACAGAAGTACATGTTTTCTTTAAGGCAGTATCATCCGATGATTCTACGCCTTTGAAGGATCGTCCATACTTTAAGTTGGAATGTGTTAATCCTACTGCAACACCATCTAAAACCACAAATGATTATAGAGAATATGAATATAGACCTTCTCTGGTATTAAATGATTGGTCCTATGTTGGTGAAAATGGCGTTACGTATGACAGTTTCAAATCGTTCTCTGTCAAAATCGTAATGACTTCTGGAGATCCATCGGTTATTCCAAAAGTCAAAGATTTGAGAATCATTGCTTTACCGGCAGAATAATATGTTAGTAAAAGTAGAAGGCGGTCAATTTGTTAAAGACACTAAAAATAAGGCACTATTGACCGTCAACCGTGCCGCACTTGAAGAAAACGAGGCTCGCAAAAAACTTGCGAGTCGGATTAATTCGAAAAATGATGAAATAAATATATTAAAAAGTAAGGTCGAGTCGTTGAGTTCTGACATATCCGACATTAAATCTCTATTGAAACAACTAGTAAAACAAACAGATTAGGACTATAAATGCCAATTCCAATTATATCCAGAACTAACACTATTGACGAGTGGAGAATACAAACTAATCAATCAGCAACTGCGCTGAATTCATTAGAAACTGGAAATTATGTTAAGTCTAATGGTGTTTTAACTCTATCTGGAAACAGTAGTTTAGTCATAACAGCAAACGGAACTGCTTTGCAGGTATCCAACAATGCTTTGTTCCAGAAAGATGTCACAGTTTCAGGAGACATTTTTGTAGGATCAGCTCCTACCGCCAGAGGTAACGTCAGTATTGGTGGAGTTTTATCTCTTTTAGGTCCAGGAAACTCACTACTTGTTTCTAATAATGCGGTTGTCAACAGCAATATCACTATTGCAAATATGACAACCACAAACAACTTAACAGCCAATTTGGATATTGTTGTTGGTAGAGACGTTACAGTAAATAGAAACCTTTATCTTGCTAATGCCGGCACAGTATTGTATGTAAATACCGGAGTAGCACAAATTGCAACAGCTATAATCACCAATACCATTACGACAAATTTAACATCACATATTGCTACAGTTAATACTAATGCAGTTATAGGACAAAACTTAACCGTTGTATCTAATACTGTATCGGGAAATATTTCCACGAACGGTTTGGTATTCACAAACTATTTACGAGTACTCGGTGATGCGAACGTCGAATCGAATGTACAAGTTACTAAAAACGTTATCACAGGTAACGTTGTATCTTCCGGATTAGTACACACCAGTGATCTGAGAGTCAGTAACGGTGTTATTATTATAGGTAATGAAACTGTCAGTGGAACTTTAGTGGTGACTTCTAACGTTACTGGTGGAAATTTAACAACAACAGGAACAACAAGAACTGGTGCTTTTGTTGCTAATGGTCGTACAGATTTAAATGGAAGTATCTTCCTTACAGGTTCTTCTACTGTCACCGGCCCATTCTCTGTTTCGGATATGACAGTTTCAGGTAACGTGAGTATTGGTGGTACAACGTCTATCGACTCAGAATCTATTACTCTGAGAAGCTTAACTCCACAGCCTTTAGATTCCGGTTTTTCATTCTTTGGTGTTAATAGAGGTGCATATGCTAACGCACATATTCGGTGGAATGAACCAGAAAAGTATTGGGACATAAGAGATGTTCTGAATGCAAACAACACTTATTCCAAGATTGTTACGGCAAATTTAATTAGTGATAGTGTCAGTTCAACAAGTCAATCAACTGTTGCTTCTTCCTTAGCTGCAAACACTTTGAGTGTGGCAATTGTTACAGCCAACACCAATCTTAAGAGTTACACCGACACAACTATTGCAACAGCTAATACTAATCTTAAGAATTATACAGACGGTGCAATTTCTACCGCCAACACCAATCTTAAGAATTATACAGACGGTGCAATTGAAACAGCTAATACCAATCTGAGATTATATACAAACTCGGTCGTGACGGCAAACAATCTCGCATCAACAAACTATGCAAATACTACATTTGTAAAACTCACTTCTGCATCACAAACCATTACCGGTGCTCTTACCGTCACAGGCAACCTTACTGTATCAGGCACAACCACAACTATCAATACACAAGAATTAAATGTGGCTGACTCTATTATCACACTAAATTCTGATGTTCCAGCAAACACCACTCCTTCAGAGAGTGCTGGTGTTTCTGTCAATCGTGGATCCGCAGCCAATGTATCTATAATTTGGAATGAAGCGACAGATAGATGGACTTTCACAAACGATGGTTCGGTTTATAGTAATATTGGTTCATCTGCGGCAGAATCTTATGCTAACAGTGCATATCTTCATGCGAATAGTGCGTTTACTAAAGCAAATGCATCGATTGTTTTATCTGACGATACAACTTCGAATGCAACACGATACATTTCATTTACACCATCAACATCTGGTTCAATTGGTGCATTAACAGTTTCATCGACAAAACTCAGTTTCAATCCCTCTTCGGGAAGAGTTACGGCAACAGACTTCTTTGCGAGTTCGGATAGAAATCTTAAAACTGATATTGAAACAATAGAAAATGCATTGACTTTGGTCAATAAATTGAGAGGTGTAACATTTACATGGAAAGAATCTGGTGTTCCTGGTATGGGTGTTATTGCTCAGGAAGCTGAAGAAATTATTCCTGAGGTCGTTTATGAAGTTGATGGTGTCAAGTCTGTATCATATGGCAATCTGATTGGTTTGTTGATTGAGTCTATAAAAGAATTGACTCAAGAGGTTGATTACCTCAAACAGAAAATAGATAAATAGACTATAAAAGGAATCTATTTTGGCTGCTTTTACTGAATTAACAATCGAACAGGGTGCAACATTCATAGAAAAAGTGAGTGTTCTAGATGTGTATAATAATCCGGTCAATTTGACCGGTTACACTGCTTCCTCAATGATGCGTAAATCTTATTATTCCTCAACATATTATGTCATCGATGCTAATGTTACAGGCACATCGAATGGTGAAATAACACTTACTATTTCCTCTTCGAATACCGCACTGTTAACTCCTGGCAGATATGTTTATGATTTGATTATTAATGGTGCAAACACAGTTAACCGTGTCGTTGAAGGAATAGCAACTGTTCTTCCTTCGGTGACACGGTAATGACCATTAGAGGAACAATACAATCGAAACAGGGACTAATAGGTAAAGTTGTAAATAGTCCTGTTAATCGTACATCGATATCTTCTCCGAATTTCAGACCAACACCAAATGTTGCTATGTCTGACATTACCGATGTTCAGTTTACAACGAAAGCGAATGGAGATATTTTGATTTACAATTCATCATCTGAAAAATTCGAATTAAATAAATTAACCGCAGAACAAATAGGTTTACAAAATATAAACGGAGGACGTTTCTAAAATGGCCAATACAGTAATCCAACTAAAGTATTCAAATGTAACGGGAACACCTCCGTCTTTGAATTTAGCAGAACCAGCATATTCAAATGTATCCAATAAACTTTGGATTGATGATGGTACAGGTGTAGTAGCGATTGGTGGTAAATATTATACAACTACCATTGATGCAGCAACATCTGCTAATACCGCCAATACGATTGTCAGAAGAGACACATCTGGTAATTTCTCAGCGAATAACGTTACTGCCAATTTAAATGGTAAGTTAGTTAATGCTAGAAACATTGCATTGGGTGGTGATGCAAACGGTACAGTATCTTTTGACGCATCACAAGATGTTACTATTACAGTAGATTTGACAGCATCGGGTGTCACAGCTGGTTACTACGGTTCCACAACACAGATTCCTACTTTCCGTGTAGATACAGACGGTAGATTGCTTAATGCTGCAAACGTAAGTATTGCAACATCACTAGCTGTTGCAGGTGATTCTGGATCCTCAACTATTGATTTGTTATCAGAAACCCTGACAATTGTTGGTGGTGATGGAATTACCTCGACTGCGGTTTCAGGAAATAATTCTGTAATCGTTGATGTTGATAATACAGTTATTAGAAATACTGGTGCTCAAACAATCACTGGTGATTTTACTGTTGCTGGTAATTTGATTATTACAGGTAATACTGTAACAGCAAACGTATCATCTTTAGTGATTTCTGATCCAATCATCTTATTGGCAAACACCAATCCAGGTGATTCGATTGATTTAGGTTTCACCGCACATTACGTCAGTAGCGGTAACACATTACATACTGGTCTTGTGCGTCATGCTGCGACAGACAAGTATTATCTGTTTGAAGATTATGGTCCTCACATTCTGGAATCTAATATTCTGGATGTTAATGACCCAACGATGAAGAAGGCAATTCTTGTTGCCGATATCGATAACGCCAATATTTCTAACCTGTTCAGTGCAATTTCTGTAACTGATGGTGGCACTGGATTTAGAACAGCCAATACTGGTGATCTGATCTACGGCACAGGAACAAATACTCTTGGTAAGTTGATCAAACCATCAAGTAATTCATTCTTGAGAATGGGTTCATCAGGTACTCCTGAGTGGATTGATATCATTGATGTTGCTGATGGTGGTACAGGTAATACTGCATTCACCTCAAATCATGTTATACTCGGTAATGGAACAGGAGCTTTGACTACGGTAGGTTCTTCAATTGAAGGACACCTGTTGACGATCAATTCATCAGGCGCACCAACGTTCCAACATCTCTCAGGTGGAACGTTCTAAATACTACATAATCAATTTGAAAGAGGAATTATACTATGGATGTTAAATTACAAAATGCTTATGTAGAAGTTTTGCTTGACAACTTTATGGCGGTTGTCAAGCAAAATCTTATGTTCCAGGCACAATTGGAAGTAATGAAAGGATCGATCAATGAAGCTGATGATGTAAAAAGAAAGATTGCTGAATTGTCTGATAGAAATGTTACATTACAACAAACTAATGATGAGTTAATGAGAAAGTTACAATCACTTGATGGTGAAAATGTATCTCTTAAAAATACAGTAGGACAAAAAGATATTCAGGTTAATAATACAGAAAATATTATCCGAGAAAAAGATCGGTTGCAGTCAGCAGTAAATGGTTACATGCGGCAGATCAAATCACTCGAAGATGAAGTTAAAAACGTTAGAAGTCAATCACAAGAAGTTTTAATTAGTAACAACAATCGTATAGAAGAGTTAACTAAATATATCGATAAATTGGAAATGGTGGTTCCTGCAAATAAATTGAAAAAAGTTAAATCGATTGACTTAACAGAATTTGAATCGAAAGAAGTTCTTTTGCAGGAAGAAGTGGAAGATAACGTAAAGACTGGCGGAACATTTTAAAGAGTTTAGATGGCAAACACTATAATTCGAATTAAAAGTTCTGGTGTAATAGGAAATACACCAGCAACTTTGGAACCAGGTGAACTTGCCATCAACTATGCTGATGGTAAACTATACTATGGTGATTCTGCGAATGATGCGATACTGTTTGATGCAATAACCGAACCAGCCGGACTGGACGGTGAGATACAATTCAACAATTTAGGATCTTTTGGATCCGCATCAGGTTTCACATATGAAACCGCTAATACACTCCTAAGAGTACCGAATTTGATCGTAGGAACAACTAATGTTGTTTCCTCAATTACATATTCTTGGGACACAGCTAATACAGCATTGTCTCTTGCTCAATCTGCATACAATTCGGCAAACGGATTTTCGTCCACAATTTCTTCTGCATTCGACCAATCTAATACTGCAATACAGGTCGCAGCTGCGGCATTCGCACAAGCAAATGCGGCTATCGATAACGCAGTCGCTATGGCAATAGCTCTAGGATAAAAAATGGCCAATACTTTTAAAAGTTATACAAGTAGAAACGTAGGAACAACACCCGCAACAGTCGGCAGTTATACTGTTGCAGCTAACACGCAAGTCACCGCTATTGGTTGTAGTGTTGCAAACATAACTGAATATCCTGTTACAGTAGAGATTGTACTGAATGATGGCACAAATTCGACAAGAATTGTTGGACCAGGAGCTCTTGTTCCTGTTGGTGGTGCTCTGATTGCTATTGGTGGAGATCAAAAGATTGTCATACCAGTGGGAGGGTCGATAAGAGTTACTAGTTCTGCAAACACTTCATTAGATGTAATTCTTTCTGTTCTGGAGATCACGTGAGTTATCTAGGCACAACCACTTACCCAATTGTTACACTTCCAGAATTAGTTACCGACAGTTTAGGTTATCAACCAGTTGATGCGAATACTGTTACACAATTAAACACAACAACAGGAAATTATGCTAATTCAGCATATGCAGCCGCAAACACAGCAGATCAAAAGGCAGTAACATCCGGTGTTTATGCTAATTCTGCATTTGCGACAGCTAACTCTAAGACATCCAATGTAGGAACAGTTACGAGTGTTGGTGGTACAGGCACAGTTAATGGTTTGACCTTGACGGGCACAATCACTTCAAATGGAAATCTGACACTTGGTGGTACTTTAGATTTGTCTTCACCGCCGACTATTGGTGGTGCTACTGCCAACACTGGAACATTCAGTAATCTATCATACACAGGCACACTCACAGGCGGCACAGGTGTAGTCAACATCGGCTCAGGGCAGGTGTATAAGGATGCGAGCGGTAACGTAGGCATTGGAAGCACATCTCCCGTAACTGCCATTGAAATTATCAAAACCACTCCAACTATTACATTATCGCCTTCAGCATATTCTGGTGCTTATCGTACAACCCTTGGAACTAGGTCGGGAGCTGAAGCTTTTTTAATTTTCGGAAATAATAATCAAAACGAAATTCGTGCTGGTAGAACTGCTGTAGGTGGATATTTAGACTTTTATACAAACAATACTGTAGGTCAAGAGTCCGCATCTGACGGTGTTCTTGTAATGCGAATGACCTCTTCCGGCAACGTGGGGATTGGTACGAGTTCGCCAGTAAATAA